ATCTTTGGCGATATCGCTTCCAACAAATAAGATCGGCCGTCACGTAGTCAGTCATGACCTGCACAAGTTCGAACGAGGTGATAGCCATTTACGGTGACGCTTTCCAAACTTGGGTGACATAACTGGACGGGTCCGGCATCGGCACCCGCACCAGCACCGCCTCGAACGCCACCTGCTGGCCGATGCCCTCGCCGCTGAGGAAGGTGTGGGCGCGCACCAGCTTCTCGCACACGAACCAGCCCAGCTTGCTGCCGTCGCCGCGCATCAGGATGTTGGTGTTGCCGACCCGGCGCTCCTCCTCGAACCGCTGCAGGTCGCTCATGCCGCCGAGCCGATAGGGGAACACCCGGCCGCGGATGAACAGCTGCTCATCGTTTTCGCCGACGTACTCCCGGTAGATGGCGCTTCCAACCACCTCTTTCTGGGCCCAGTCGGTGCTGGTATCGTGATCGGTCTCGTGAATGTTGAACGGCTGCACCACGAAATGAATCTCGCCCCAGGCGTACAGCGACGCCATGTTGAGGCCGTTCATGACGGTGGGGGCGTACAGCGTCGCCGGGATCTGCGCCCAGGACGGGGTCTGCATCTGCGTCGCCACCGGCGCCGACAACGACGCCTGCTGCTCGCCGGGCGGCGCGATCAGGTGCGGGTTCTGTTCGTCAGCCATGGCTCACCTCATTGGAAGCCGATGTCGCCGTGATGCTTCCAGCGCTGGTCGCGGGTCTCGCTCTCCTGCCGCCGCCGCGACTCCTGACGGGCAAAGCTGCGGCGCACCGGCGCCAAGTTGGGGGCGGCGATGTTCATGCGGATCGGCTGTTCCAGCTTGGCGCGGATGCCGTCGATGTCGTCCAGCCCCGCCCCGCGCCCGAGCGGATTCCCCGGCGGCGCGCCGCCGCTCGCGTAGTCATAGGTGCCGGGTTCTAGCGGCCCACGGCGATTGCGCTCTACGGCACCGGCAGCCTCGGCCCCCAGATCAATACCCGCTAGGCCCGCACCAGCCTTGACTGCCTCCTTGCCGATGGTCCACCCAGCCTTGCCCAGACGGATTTCGGGCGCCGCAAGATCCAACCCGGCCTGCGCAATGTTGGCACTCGTATTGCGGACTGATTCCGCGCGCTTCTCGAAGTCCGCACTGTCGCCAGCCGGTTTGGTGAAGAAGTCCGCGACGCTCTGCGCACCGTAGCCAAAGATGCCGCCCTCGGCCGCTCGACGCACACCGCGTCTGACGCCAGCAGCAGCACGGCCACCTCCAGCAACGCTCGCGTACGACGGTGACGCTGGTCCGGTGCTGGTATCGCCCGGTAGTTCGTGGCGTGCGGTAAACGTCGCGGCGAATTGCTGCGGGGTCATCCGGTCAGTGACGACGACGTTGCGCTGCGCGTTCTTTCCCTGGTTGGCGCCAGTGAGGTCGTAGGCGACGATGTTGCCCTTTTCATCCTTGATTGCCTGCACCGCGCCGATGTGTGACCCGGCCTCACCGGTCGTACCACGGTTCCAGGTCGCCCAATTGATGGCACCGGGCGCGTCGGAATAACCCGGCTGACCTTGCTTGCGCCAGTTCGAAGCCGCCGGGTAACCTGCTGGCACGGTGCCGCCATGGTCGCGCACCATCGCCGCCATGAACTGGCCGCAGGTCGGCTCACTGACGTCGACGCCGTGCGACTTGAAATACGATTGAACATCCTTCGGCGTGGCGCCCTGCTCGAACGTCATCCGCTTGACGTCGTCGTAGAAGCTGCGCCCAGGCATCTCCTCCATGCCACCGCCGTAGCCACCGCCACCGCCGCCCAATGGCACCACCATCTCCGGGCCAGCTTCACCGATCATCGCCAGGGTCGGCTCGTTGACGACGCCGCCTGCGGCCATAAATTCGATACCGCCGCCCTTAAAGCCGCCCTTGGCTGCAGGAGCTGGTGTCGGCTTGGGTGGCGGCGTAGTCTTTGAAGACGCAGTTTCAAAGCCTTGGAACTGCCCCTTGCCCGGCGACCAGCCGCCGCTGCTATCCTTTTTCGGCGTATCAAGGTGGCCGATGCGGAAGTTGCTGTAGTATCCCTGAAGCTTCCCATTTACGACTGGCTGCCAAGAGTTCTGGTCGGTGTTGGCCGCTACGATATTCAGCCTCCCGGTCTTGGGGTCATAGCCGCCAGGCCCGACAATCATCGCGTGGCTTCCGCCCGCGTCATGCCTGGCGAGGACGTCGCCGGGCTGGGCATGCGCCGCGTCCACCGCAGTTCCATAGTGCATATAAGATGCGGCCGATGGGTAATCCCCCTTCACGCTCGCTGGCAGCACGCCTGGCGGGAGGTGCTGCGACCGCGCCAACACCGCGGTGACGAACTCGGCGCAGTTCTCACCACTGGTATATTCCATGCCCTGGCTTTTGATGAAATTGTAGACTGCCTGATGGCTACCGGTTGACCCAGCTATCTGCGCGGCTTGTTGCAGGACCCCCACGTCAATCGGCCCGCCCGTATTCGGGTTCACCATCGTGAACAGCGGGTTGCCAGCGCCTAATTCCGGCTTGCCGGTCCCCGTACCAGCCTTCGGCACATAGTCGGGACTCAACCCCGCATATTTGGCAACCGCTGCGCCCCAGCCTTTGTCCTCGGCCCACCAGCTACCGATTTGAGCAATGGACTGACCCTTGCCTTTCGTTTGCAGCAAGGCGATCAGCGCATTGCGTCCAGACGCAGCATCAGGGAAGATGGCATGCCCACCACGACCAGGACCGGTCGCGCCATGCGCCTGGGCGAACGGCCCCCATTTGAGGTCGCCCGGATTATTCTGAACGGTTGGGATTGCCCCCGCTACACCGTAGCCCTCTTGCCTGCCGATCGCATCAGCTATACGACCGTAGTCACCAGTATCACCGTCGCTCGTGCCGGTGCCGAAGAAGGTCGTATCAGGGTCAGCACTACCAGGCGTCCCAGCGGTGCCGGTGCCGCCAGGACCACGCCCGCTTCCGCTCCAACCACCACTGGCGCCGCCACCACCGCTGCTGCCACCACCGCCAGCGAACCCGCCGTCGCCACCACCACCACCACCACCGCCGCCGCCTTGGCGCGCGTTGAGCGCCGCCATGTCGGCGTCCGACAGCCCGATAGCCTTGTCCTTGCGCTGCGCGCCAATCATCGATTGGATGCGCGCCCACATAACTTCGTCAGCGCGCCCGCCGAGCGCCGCCTCGGCAGCCTGGCGGTCACCCGGACCCTGCAACGGGATCACCGCTTCCGGCCCCGCCTCGCCGATCATCGCGATCTCGGGCTTGTCGACGATGGCGCCTTCGGCATGGCGCGGGAACGCCTGCTTGTTCACATCGCTCCACGGGCTGAGGTATTTCAACCAATCACCGGTACGCGCGTCGTGCACCTGCTGTTGCGAACGCCGCGTCGCTTCCTCTTGGTTCTTCTTAACCTCGTCCGCATGCCGCGCCGCCTCGGCGAAGGTGCCTTCCTCCGAAGGACGCCCGGTGCGTTCATTGAGCTGGCGCTGCAGCTCGTCGGCGTGCGTGGTCGCCGCGGCGGCGGTCGCCTTCCGCTCGGTGGTCGGCAGAATCGTAGCGCGGAAGCGGTCCATGGTCGCTTCCATGCGCGCGAACATCGTCTCCAGATCGGGGACGCCGAGGAACTTCGACCAGTTGATGGGCTGCCCCTCGACCAAGTCGTTGATGCCCTGCAGCGTGTCCTTGACGTCGCTGAGAATCTTGGCCAGGTCGTGCAGCCCTCTACTGGCGCCCAGGTCGTTGAGCGTGCGCCCGACCTCGGTGGAGAACTGGCTCATGCTGGCGAGGAAGTCCTGGATCGCCGCGTGCAGGGTCTTCTGCTGCTGGGCATAGCGTTCGGCGGCGGTGCCACGCGCCTTCTCCGCCTCCTCGACGTCCTCGTTCATCGCCGTGTAATTCTCGTGCCACTCCTTGAGCGAGCGGATCACCTGCGGCGGGATATGCAATTGCTTGGCGATGCGCCCCATCTGCGCGGCATCGTCCCAGGCGTCATCGGGGACCAACGTATAGATGCGCTCCAGCAGCCCGGCGAAGCCCTCACCCGCCTGTTGCGACTCGCGTAGTGCGAAGGTCAGTTGCGGCGACGACCCGTGCGCAATGGAGTTGATCAGTTGCTCCATGTTGCGCAACGCCGTGGTCGGGTTGCCCAGCGAGATCGACAGCTCCTTGTAGGCGGCGCCGATCTCGAACGCGCTCTGCTTGCCACCCAGGCCGAGCAGGTTGAGGTCGGCGGTCAGCCGCGGGATCGCCGCCGAGAACGCCCCCAGCATCGAGGTCGGGATGGTCTTCATCCAGCCGTCGATGACGTCGGGAATCTCCTGCAACGGCACTTTCAGGTTATGCGCCGCCGCCGTCCACAGCTTGACCATGCTGTCGACCTGAGTGCCCGCCGCCTGTGCCGCCATGGCGACCTTGGGGAACTGCTTCTCCGCGTCCTCGACGGTGAGCCGGTTCATTTCCTTGAAGTCTTCGAACGCATCGCGCAAATCGCGCATCGAGGAACTGCCGGTGCGCTCCAGGTTCTCCAACTCGTCGCCGAGAGCCTTCATCTGCTGGTTGGTGGCCCCGGTCGCCTGCTGCAGCCGCAGCATGCCCTCCTGCATATCGCCGAAGTTGCGCAGCGACTCCGTCGCAAACTCGCGGATTCGATCCGCCGAGAACACTTCCGCGCTGAGCTTGAGCAACCCCTGCATGGGAGCGCTGAGCCCGAGCAACGCCCCCGCATGACCCTGAACCGCGCTCTGCGCCGACTGCGCCGCGCGTTGCATGTTCTGCTGGGTCTGTGCAAGCTGCTGCTGCTGCGTCTGCAACGCGCGGCTGGCGTTGTTGACGAAGTTGGTGACCGACGTGCTGGCCTGGTTGAGGACCGGGCTGAGCTGGTCCTGCCCGGAGATGATGACATTAGCCGAATATTGGTCGTCGGGCATGGCGTCAGACCGCCTTCATGATCTCGGGAGGCTGGGCGATGTGGCTGGTGTCGGGCATCGTCGCGGCGTCGGTGCGCGGCAGGTTGACCACCGGCGGGCTGGGGAACCGGCGCGCCCCGGGGACGTAGGGGAAGCGCGGGTCGTCGGGGTCGGCGACCTGCGGCGCCTGCTCGCCCGGGGTGGCGCCCTCGGCGAGCGGCGTGACCAACGGGTGCGAGCCGTCGACCACAGAGCCGCGGATCGACTCCGGCAGCACGTAGTTGAAGGCGAACATCACCCGATCGACGTCGGGAAAGGCCAGCCGTTGCAACACCGTCTCCGGCTGGCCGCACAGCTCGGACAGCAGGCCGAGCCGAGAGACGATCGCCCCGTCTTGCCAACGCACCAGGTGGACGAGGCGCGGCGGATGAATCGTGATCGCGTCGAGCATGCCGCCGCTGGTGCCAGCGATCGGCTGTATCAACTCGACCGCGAAGCTGCCGTCGCGCTTCATATCCATGCTGCTCACGGGTTAGCCGCCGACTCCGGCGGAGGCCGGTTGGCTGACGTCCTGGGTGGCGTTGTTGGCGTCGCCGGACGGTTGTTTCCAGCCCGCCGCCTGCGTCGTCAACAGCGGGGCGGCGTTGGTGTTGCCGGTGTGCAGCAACGAGTTGATCACCGCGGTCTGGTCTTCGGCGCCGACCACCAAGGTGTTGTTGAAGTAGTCCCACAGGTAGACCTGGTCACCGGCGATGTAGAACTCGTAGTGGATGATGCCGCGGATCGCGTAGGTGGTGTGCAGCACGTTGCCGCGGGTCCAGTTCTGCGGGTCGGCCCGCCCGAGCTGGCCCTTGATCAGCGCCGCCGCCTGCGCCACCGTGCCGTCCATCTGATCGCGGATCACCCCGTAGGCGGTGAACCAGCGATTGTTGTAGGCCCAGGAATTGACGGTCTTCATCACCTGGCCGGTCATGCCGACCAACACGAAGGTCGATTCCAACCGACCCACCATGTTGTTGATTTCCATGTTGACCATGGCGCCACCGGCACGATGATCGGTGTACTGCGCGTCGATCCCCGGCAGCTTCATTTCCGTCAGCACCAGGTGGTTGCTATCCTGGTTGTTGTTGGGAGCGTCGCCGCAGAAAAGGTTGACGTCTTCGAGGGTCCAGACTGCATTAGCCATAGTGGCCTCCTTTATCAGCCCACGTCGATGAAGTTGTTGTAGAAGTCCCAGGTGACGATGTTGCCGTAGCCAGCGACTGTCAGCCGGTACTGCACGATCGAGCGGATGGCGTAGTGGGTGTGGAACGGCTGGCCGCGCTGCCAGTTCTGCGGCTCGACGGTACCGAGCCGTCCCTGCATCTGCGCCATCGCCTGGGTGAAGTCGCCGCTGTCGGGGTCGCGCAGGACGCCGAGAGCGACGAACCAAGTTTGTTGCCTGCTGTAGGGGCGGAGCAGCCGCATCACCTGCGGCTGCACCCCGAGCAGGGAGAACGAGGCTTCCAGGTGCTGGAGGATGACGTCGACCTCCACCGCCACCGGCGCGCCGCCGGGGCGATGGTCGATGTACTGTTCTGCCAGCTTCGGCAGTTGCAGCTCGTTCAGGATCAGATGGTTGGAGACATCCGACCCCGGGTTCTCCGTACCGCAGAACAGGTTGACGTGTTCCAGCACCAGGAACGGGTTCATGCGTGCTTAGACTTCGGAGAAGTTCAGTTGCTGCGCGAGCTGGGCGACCATCGCGTCGATCGCTGGCTTGTACCGTGCCGACATCGTCGTGATCAGCTTGAGCACCGGCGGCTCCTCGGCCGCGAACGATACGGTCAAGTGTCCCAACCGGATCTGATCGGCGGTGTTGAGGTCACCCTGGAACGACACGTCATAGCCCAGGATTTGCTGGCGAGCCTTCAGCGACGAGAGGAAGTCGCGGATGGTGATCAGCACGTTGGTGATGGTCTGCCGATCGATCACGTTGCGGCCGAGATACACCCGCAGCGCTGGCATCAGACTCAAATGTATGTAGTCTCTACCACGCTTGACGTTCCACATCTGCCACAACGGGTCGTCACCACAGTTGTCGGTGGTGATCAGGATGAAGCCGCCGCTGCTGATCGAGGTTTCCACCCCGACCAAGCCACGCACGACGATGCCGAGGTTGGCTGCCAACAGCACTTGCCCCTCGTTGGCGCCGTCGGTGAGCGTGAAGTTGACGATGCGGGCCTGGCCGACGATGCCTTGGATCGGCCGGTTGGCACAGCTATGGAACGGGTAGCCGGTGCGGAAGTCCTCGGCGACGATGCAGCCGATCACCCGCGGCGCCACCGGCGCGATGATGACACTGCCGCTGACCGGGTCGATGATCTTCACCCCGCCAGCCATCGGGATCAGCCGCTGACTGTTCATGGTGGTGCGCCAGTTCTCATCGGCAATCGCCGAGGTGCCCGGCCCTTCCACCACCGCATGCCCGATCAGTTGGTTGAGCACCGGGGTCAAGCTGGCGCAGACCGGGTTGGCCCCCAGCGCCATCGCCGTGGTGAAGGTGGCGCGGGTCGCCGCCACTGCGTCGCTGCCGCCGCTCAGGTTGGCACCGCTCAGGCTGGCGCCGTAGACGGTAGAGGCGAGGCCGAAGCCGTTGCCCGCGGAGCCCGCGGTCTTGTCGATGATGTTGAGCGTGCCCTGCAGGATGGTGTAGGTGCACTTGGAGATGTTGACGTCGGCCGAGCCGCTGAGGAAGGTCTGCAAGTTGGTCAGGGTGACCGCCAGGTTGGGGCCGAGGTTGACCTGCGGACCGGTGGCGCCCGCCGACACGAACGTGACCACGGTGCCGCCGAGGGTGATGGTCGAGCCGATACCCGGGTTGGTGCTGAAGACGATCGAGCCGCTGGCCGGTTGCGCCGTGATCGGCGGTCCGTCCGGGGTGACGATGGTGCAGGTCGGCGCGACCGTGAACCAAGCGCCGAAGGTGTCGATGAACACCTGCGGGTTGTCGATGGTGCCGTTCTGGTCGGCGATCGCATGCGCCTGCGGCAACACCAGGTTGGCGCCGTTGGTCTCACCCGCGCCAGGGGCGAAGGTGAGCGTGTAGAGGCCGCCCGGGATATAGCCCTTGCCGACGATGTTGACCGTCAACAGGTCGAGCGAGTTGGCCATCTGCCCGGTATAGCCAGGGCAGGTGATCAGCCGCGGCGTGCAGTACAAGGTCATCGGCGCCTTGAGCAAAGCCCAGATGCCGGTGCCGGTACCGCTGGAGCCCATCAGGTTGGCGATGGTCTGCTGCAGCTGCAGGCTCTGCACCCCGGAGGTGCCGTAGCGGGTGATCACGATCACCAACTGCGCCGCTTGCTGGAAGTCGGCGAGCTGATCGTTGATGCCGTTCACCGCATCCATGATGTAGCCATCGGAGATGCCGGTGGCCGGGTTGCTGAGCTTGGCCAGCGTGAGCGTGTCGTTGCTGAACACCAGCACCGGGGTGTCGAACGGAAACGTGTACGGGTCGGCGGTGTTGCATGGGCCGCAGATACCAACCACGTCCATGTTAGCGCCGAGTACCGGCTCAGCTTGATCGTCGACTTGGATAAACTGGAGACCGAAGACAGGTTGGCTCATGGCCACATCCTCTCAGTAAGACAGGCGCGCGCGGCGCCCGGCGGGTCCTACCCGCGATGCGATGCCCAGAGAGGTCGAAGGCCCAGAGAAGACGTTGTTTAGAACAGCAGCCCGCTTGGAATCTGGATTTCCAGATTGCCCTTGCTACCCGATTGCTGCGAGCCGCCGTACAGGGTGACGTGAATGATCGGACTGCGGTTCACCACCCCCGGCGGGTCGGTGTAGAACTCGACGTAGCGCACGTAGTAGTCGCTGTTGGGGTCGGGCTGGATATCGCTCACCAGCACCGACTGTACCCCTACCAAGCTCTGTCTGGTGTTGTCGAACGAGATCGCCATGGTCGTATGTCCAGTTTTGTTCGTTAACTGCCGTCACCGGCGAACGACGCGAGGATCGCGGAGGCCGGAGGGGTTCCTCCCGACCAGGTCACGGTGACGGTCCCACTGAATGCCGTCGTCACTTGCGCGTCGGCAACTTGCTGGTCTCCCACGTGCATGACGAAGCCTTGATCGACCGACGCGATGTTGCCGAAACCGGCACCCCCGTAGGAAGAACCCAACAGCACGGCAAAGCCATTGGTCGGGATCGTCACCCCGGATAACGCAAGCGGTGCTAAACTACTCGGGTTGAAACCATGACCGGTACTGTGAGCGACGATGCTGGTCATGTAAACTTCCCACAAAGAGAAAGCAGCCTGGGCGTCGGTGACGATTTCATAGCTGCCAGGGAAGCTGATGCTGTCGGTAGTGCCGACGCGAGCCGCGAACAGTCCCAACCAAATAGCGCCTGCTGAAAAGTCAGTGCCATTGTCTATTATCTTTGTCGCCGCCACACCATTGACGGTCATCGTAGTAGGGCTGCCGGAACCGCAATCCATCGCGACGATGCAGCAGCGGTTGGCCGTGAGCGGGAGCGAGCCAGGAAGACGATTGCTAGGAAAAGTAATTCCACGATAGGTAAGGTTCGTGTAGCCAGGCGGCAAGCTCGTGAGCACGCCGTGCGTCGCGGGCACCATCAACATCAGACGCAGTCCCCGGCCAAGGCGTAGACCGCGCTGGCGCCACCCACGTTGGACATCACCATCAGGGTCGCCACGGCATACTGCCCAGCGGTCTTGGTCTTGCTCTGGCGATTGCGCAGGGTCGAACCGCTTGCTGGCGCGAACGTCGCTTGCCCAGTTCCGCCCTGATACACCAGGCAGTTCCAGCCCTTGGCCAGATTGTTCGGCAAGGTGGCAGTGATCGCCGCCGCGTTGGTCAGGGTCACCATGCTGCCATTGTCACCGGCAGTAAACGTGTAGCTAGTGCCGGTCTGGTCGTCGAACACCGCCGCGATCTGCGTGGAGTTGATCGCGGCAGTACCTAGCGCCGTAGTCGTCACGTAGCTGCTCAGGGCACTAGTCAGCGCGTTGACCAGGAACTGGGTGGTAGCCAGCCTGGTGGAGTTGTCGCCCGCAGTCTGGGTCGGCGCGGTGGGCGCTCCAGTGAACGCGGGGGACGTCAGTGATGCCGCCCCCAGCGTTGACAACGCCGCGGCAGCGTTGGCGGCGCTGAACAGGGCAAAGCCGAATGCCGTCAAGGTAGAACTGGTCAGTTGATCCAGGTTGGTACTGTGCGGCTGGAGCCCGGCAATCGCATTGTTGACGAAGGTCGTAGTCGACCGCGCTGCCAGGTCGGCGGTGAGGTTGGCAATGTCGCCTTCGGCCAACAGCCCAATGAATCCGGCCTTACCGTTGATCGACTGCACCCCGGCTTGGCCAGCTGAAGCCAAGGCGTTGGTGACCGTGGTCGCCCCCTGCTGCGCGGTGTTGGCGGCAGCTTGCGCCGTGGCGGCGGCGCTGGTAGCCACGTTCATGTCGTTGATCATGGCATTGAGGATACCGCTGCCGCAGGTCACCTGCCACGACGACGACGCCTTGGTCTTACTGGCATAGATGCAGTGCGCCGCCAGGTTCAAGTCGGCCTGCACCCAACTGTCCAATTGCAGCATGCCCCAGTTGGTGCTGTCGCCGACGTCCATCACCATCAGCCAAGTGGTGGGCGTGAACAGGCTGGCACCGTTGCTGGTGAGAATCATGTCAAACGGCTGGCCGATCGTCAGCGACAACGAGCGGCCATCGGCCTGCGCCACCAGGAATCCGAGCTGCGCCGCCTGCTGCAAGGTAGAGAGGAACGGCCCCAGCACGGCGTTGATGTTGGCCAGCCCCAAGTTGACCAGGTTGGCTTCGGCGGCGTCGTAGCCGTCCATGCGCGTGCCGACGCCGTTGATGGCGAAGCAAAACTGGCTGATCAGGTTGTTGAGCCAGGCAACCGTAAGCGCCTGCTGGTCGGTCTTGACCAGCAGTGAGTTGGGGTCGATGACTTGGCCCATTAAAGTGCTAGTCCTGAACTGTTTCTAGGCTAGCAGGCCCGCACAGATCCTTGAGGTCACGGCCATCGGAAGTCTTGCCGTTGTAAACGTCCTCGCTGACCATGTACTCCTGCCCGGGAAAAAAGACCACATCGACGGCCTGGAATGCTTGATTCGGCTTGATGCGATAAACCTGCGCCATTTGCTTCTCCTTACTTGCCGTAGGCAGCGCGCTGGGTGACGACGAAGTTGTCACCGGTGCCGTTGGTGCCACCCGTCAACTCGACTTGATAGTTGGTGATGCCGGAGGCGGTACCGAAGACGAAGACGAACTGACTGGTGACGCCATCAGGCAGCGTCGTCGTCGCCTGTCCAGCAGGCGGGAATACGGTCGGGCTCAAACGGCCACCGCTGTAGTGCAGGTTGCAGGACAGTGTGTGGTTCGAGTTGAAGTTCGTGGCGTTGACCATGATTTGAATGCCGGTGCCGGTGGCAACGGCGCGCGGGATGTTGGTGGAGATGTGGTAGAAACCATTGACGGACGGCCCTGTCAGCTTAACCTGACTGTTGGTCAGGCTGACGCCCGGCATCAGGTCGGTGGTGCCCGTAAACCAGATCTGGAACGGCAGATGGCTGGTGCTTAAGCTGAGCGGCTTCGGGTTGTCCGGGTCGCCAGCGAACGGATACCACTGATTATTGACGCGCACGGCGTAGCTGAGATCAGTAGCCGGTGGGATGATGTGCTCGGCCAGCACATCGACCGAAGTGATGCCCCCGCCCATGTCCAACGGTTGGAGATCGACTTGGTAGCGCAGTTGGCCGCCAGGCGAGGCCTGCTGTCCCCATTGCCCCCACACCAGATAGTGCAGCAGGAAACGCAGCGTCTTCGGACTGGCCGCCACTCCGAACCAATTGGCATTGCTGTCGTAGTGCCAGAAGTCGCCTTGATGCACGGCGTAGCAGGAACGGTCGGTCGTGACCGCGAATTGATGGTCGGAGCCAGACACGAGGTGGAATGCGTAGCGCTTTCCCGCTTCCAGGAACACCGGCGAGAAGTTCAATCTGACTGGATAGGCAAGACCCTGAGGAAGAGGGGGGTAGATGTTGAAGATATTTCCAAGCTGCGATTGTACTCCGGTAATCGACTGCGGTACCGCGAGCACGGTATAGCCGATAGACTGGTAGTACTGCGCCACAGAGAATGGCAGGTCGTACTGATAAACGCCTCCTGGATAGGGGCTACCGGGGCCAGCGTTGGCGCCGACGATGCCAACAACAGGAATGATATCGCCCACGACCATCGGGTTCTCATAACAAGCCTGAATGCCCGCGGCATCTAGTTCGAGTCTGGCGATGGTCTGCTGGTGGTCGGGAATGCCTTGGTCGTCGCAGCGCATGACCAGCAAGGTCAGCGGTTGATAGTAAGCCGGTTGCATCGAGTACACGGTGATGCCGCCCAGCCAACCGTCTTGAGCATTGAGGAAGGACTGACCGTAATTTTGCGAGGCATAATTGAGCGGGGCGTAGACCTTGTTCCAATAGTAGACGTCGACCATGTCCTCCCAGTAATAGAGATTTCGCGTGTTCAAGTAACGCGGAAAGCTCCAGTTATCGTCTGGGTACTTCACCGTCGTGCTGCCCAGCACCGCCGCCCAAGTATCGCGCGCGCCGTCGAAGCGCAGATTGAGATAGATCGGATCTGCCCCGCCCACCCAAGTGACGGCAGCCTGTGATGGACCCGGCAAGAACGGCACGCCGCAGCGATGCCGCTCGCGCGCCCAGTTCAACTTGTGCGGTGAAAAGGTCCAGTAGGGATGCGCCTGAATGCGCTCGGTCACCCAATCAAAGGCAGCAAAGCTGCAGTCCATTCTTATGCGCATGCCAGATGGGTTGGGCAGGATGAAGTTGTCCCACGCCTCGATCAATGGCTCTGTCGAGTTGAGCAACTGGAGCGTCCCAGTCCAACCGGCAGTATTGCCGGGGAACCGCAAGCCCTCCGCCACCATGGCACTGTAAGCACCGTCGACGTTGGTGCCGACCGCGCTCTGCGAGGTGTCGAAGAAGTTGTCGATGCTGTCGAGGCTATAGGTCGGTATCTGCAACTTCAGTATGATCTGCCAGATGCTGTTGACCAAATCTGACAGCTTCGAGAACATGTCGAGCGTGACATAGTTGGCGAGCTGCGCCGCCAATGCCGCCAAGCTCGTCTGCAGGGTGGCGATCTGGCCGTTGATGAGCCCTTGCCACGCCAACAAGCCGCCCACGACATTGCCCAAGTTGGCCAAATTGGTCAGCTGCGTGGCAGTCGCCTGCTGGATCGACACCACCCCTGACGGATTCATCAACACGTAGCCGATCAGCAAGTTGGTAGCGGGCACCGCCGGGTAGTTCGGGCTGGGTGCCTCGACGCCGGGGATCGGCCCGACATTGCACAAACGAATGCTGGTCATCGACACCGACTGCGGTTGCGCCTGGCCGGTGTCGGCGTCGACCACGAAGTTGCGCGGCTGGGTGTCGGTCTGGATGGTGCTACCCCAGGCGACGATAGCGATCTGCCGCTGCTGGGTCACCGGCATGGCTCCGGCGATCGACTGGAAGTCGATGATCACCGGGTCTTCCATGACGTAGACGAAGCCACCCCAGTACAAGCGACCGATACCGATACTGACCTGGGTCTGCGCCGCCTTGCTGATCCCCAACCCGGTATAGTAATTGTTGGTGGTGCCGGTGATAGCGTCGACGACGACGTCATCGATCGACTTGCCAATGAAGTCCTGCAGGTTGTTGAAGTCCTGCGCCTGGGTCTCCATGTTGTCTTCAAAGAGGACTTCTTTTTCAGCCATCGGAGTTTGCTCCTAAGATGAATCGGTGATCCACTGACCAGCCGCGAAGCGGCCGTCCAGTAAGGTCACGTCTCGGATTTGGATTTGTCGCTTGACGCGGGTGTTGATCGCGATCGTGTCGCGGGCGGCCATCGACGCGGTGACGGCGCGGCGCACCTTCTCGATCATCGCAGTGTTCTGCGGGGCGAAGAACCGCCCCGGGCCCATGAAGCCGCCGTAGTAGCTGTAGCGCTTGGGCCAGTTCCAATAGGCGGCGATCTTGGCTTCGGCGCTGTACTTCCTGATGCCGAAGCGGGAGCGGCCGATGTAAGTATTGGCGCGGCGGTAGTCGGGCAGCCGGGTCGGGTCGAACAGGTACCAGCGCTCGTACAGGTACATCCAGGCGTCCGACTTCACCAGGAACCGCTTCGGGCCGATGCTGCGCTTGCAGTAGAACTGATACTTGTGCCAAGGATGCTCGACGAACACCCATTCCGGCCGCACCTGCAGCGGGTTCAGGCCAGGGACGATGGTCTGGAAGATCGCCTGGAACTGGGTGATGTCCAAGCTACCGTCGCGCGGCACCCGCACCAGGCGGCTGGCGGTCGAGTCGAGCGCTCCCAGCACGATTGCGTGGCGGCGAGTGTGATTGAGTGGGTAGCCCTTGGGCAGAAAATAGTACTTGTTGCCAGTGCCGGGATAGAAGTGATTATCCTTGCGTGCTGGCAGAGTGATCTCGTCGTAGTAGGTCGGCGTCTGCTTGCCCGCCAGCACGCCGTAGACCCGGCGCACGGTACATTGCGTCTCCAGCCCGGTGCGCGGCTCGTACACGGTGCAGGCCCGCAAGTATGAGCCACCGGCGTTGAAGTTGGTCGGGTAAAATTTCTCCAGTGGACCGAAGAACCGGCCGTTGTGCACGTATTTGGGCGGGCCGCCCTTGTAGGTGACGCCACCCAGATAGTTGAGCCACGGCAGCTGCGGGCGCGGCGCGTACGGATACAGCCGCAGTTGCGGGAACCGGGCGACGTAGGCTTGCCGCTCGGCCGTGGTCAGCGCCGCGCCCGGGTAGAACAGGGCGGGCGGCCGGGTCAGTCGCACGATCTTGCAGTTGATGGCCTCGACCGCCATCTGCAGGCCGAGGTCGGAGCCGCGGTAGTACTTGAAGGTCCACTGGTTGGCCACCCACCAACGTCGGAACGCTTCGCCCCAGTCGTCCTCCCACAGGTTGACCCCCATGGCCCAGGCCAGGTAGCCGAGGTTGCGATAGCTGATGGCCCACGGGTCCCACTGGTCACGCACCAACTCGGCGTAGGTTGCGATCAGCCGATAGGCGTCGACCGTGGCTAACGACTTCTCCAACCCGGAGGCGTTGCGATACAGCAAGTCCTCTCCGGCAGTCTCAAGGATGCCGGGGTTGATCGGGTCGCTGCCGATCCAATCGAGCCAACCGGTCAGCTTACCGGCGCCGGACAATGCGGCCTGCGCCATGTGGGCATAGGGCGGGAAGTCGAGGCCCACTCCGCCACCACCCGCGAACGCCGCCGCCACGTTGGTCTGGATCTGCCCCAAGGTCAGGGCGGGGGCGCCGGTCCCGGCCAGCCGCGCCTGCGGGGCAAATATCGCCCGCGGGCTGACCGTGAGGTTGCTGATACTGCCGACCAGTAGCGCGCCCGCCGTCAGCCGCTGCCGCGCGGCGGACGCCATGCTGCCGCCACCCGTGAAGTTTGCCGACAGCAGCACCCCGGACTTCTGCGCGGCGACGCTCGGCAGGCTACCGAGGCCGCCCCAAGCCGCCCCGGCGCGCATATTAAGCTGGACCTGGTTGCTGGTTGCGCCCACGCCCGCCCAGTTGGCTTTACCCGCCAACGATTGGCGCAGCGGCGCCGTAGCAGAGCCCGCACCGAGCCAGGCCGCCCGCCCGGCCATCGCCTGAGTCAAGGCCAGCCCACCGCCGGTGACCCCGGAAAATATCACCGCGATTTCACTCGCGGTCAGGGCGCGGCTGTAAAACCGGAAGTCGTCGATGCTGCCGGTCGTCGCCCAACCATTTAAGTATTCAAAACCGATGTTGGCGCCGAGGTTGTCGAGCGTGATGCCGGACTGCAGCGGGGCAACCGTCGGCCCAGCCTGCAAGGCACCATCGACATACAGGCTTAATGTTTGACTGCCGACGCCGGGGCTACCGTTAAATACCGCGCAGACATGGTGCCAAGTATTATCATTCAACGCGACAGTGCCGTTAACGGCCGTCTGCCCAGCCCCGCCATTGTCAGTTACTATGATGGAGGCGTAACCAGTGTAGCCATTATTAAGCCCATTGAAGTCGGTAACCAGGTCGATAATCGCGTTGCCGTTGGTCGAGTTGCGGCCACCGAACAGAATGTTGGACTGGTTGGCGCCGTTGATCCACGCCATGATGCTGAACGAACCGGTCGCCGACGCCAGCCCGACCGCGAAGCCCGGCAGGTTGACGGCGCCGTTGCCGCCGTTGAACACCGCCGCCTGCCCGGTCTGACCCGGGCCGAACGTCGGCAGCGGCGAACCAGTCAGGGTGCCGTTGTTGCCGTTGCCGGAACTGTCAGACGCGGTGCCGCCGTCGAAATTGTAGCGGACCTGCAACCCGCTGGTACTGACGACGGTGCCGACCGGGATCGCGCCAGCGCCAACCAGGTTGGCGCTGATATTATAGTTGGTCACTCACCGACACCCTTGTAGGTCAGGGTGACCGACTGGATGTTGATCACCGTGTCGAGGCCGACGATCACATCGGCCGACGGCGAGCGGATCACGGTGTTGTAGACCCCGGCCTGGGCCATCGCCCCTTCCAGCGCCAACAGGGTCAGGTCGGCACCGAGCCAGTTCAACGCCACCACCATGTTGCCGATGGCCTGCATGATCTCGCCCATCAAGCTGCCGGGATCGACCGACGGGAACAGATAGATGTCGGCGTCGATGGTGGTGTTGACGACCTTGGGCTTGAGCACGCTGAGCACGTCGGTCAGCCCCATGCGGCCCATGTACGGGGCGGCGATGTACTCGTAGACCGCGCTGACTTCGGCATCGGTCGGGTAGACCACCGCCGCCGGGCTCAGCTTCCACTGGTTCAGATTGAGCGGGTTCTGCACCCAGCTGGTGTTGAGCGGCTGATACGGCAGGATCGGCACGTAGACGTTGCCGGTGTACGGCTTGGTGTACTGGGTCGCATGCTTGATCGGCAGCTCACCCGGTGGCATCGGCGCGGTCATCGCCCAGAACACGTAGCTCTCGTAAACGGCCTGACCCGGGCCGCTCAACGACAGGATGTTGGG